ATTTCTTATCCTCGTTTTTGAGCAGGCTAACGCCGTATTCTACAATGCTTTTTTTTATTGCGGTATCGGCGGCATAGGCGGCGGCAGCACGGGCGGCATCGGCGGCGGTATAGGCGGCATCGGCGGCGGTATAGGCGGCGGTATAGGCGGCGGTATAGGCGGCATCGGCGGCGGTATAGGCAGCAGCACGGGCGGCATAGTCGGCATAGGCGGTGGCACGGGCGGCATAGTCGGCAGCACGGGCGGCATCGGCAGCAGCACGCCTGTGTTCCTTGCTATCATTGTCTATACATTTTTTCGCCATTTCAATTGCCAATCTCGGTTGTTTGTTATCCGGATACTGGCTTTCAAACAACCCAATAACCTGTTCTGCTGCAAAAACAGCATATTGTATTTTCTGCTTACGATTCATAACTCTACAAATAAGCCAATTGGCCCAATCCAGTTCACCTTCAAATACCAGTTTTTCGATAACCACAAGACTATCGGCATCCGATTGGTTATTGAACCAATCGATTCCCACCTGGCATGCGCCATGTGTTTTTAGCCATTTATTGGTGATTTTCATTTCTTATCCTCGTTTTCCACCCACTGCACTTTCAAATCGGGTGTGAAGTGCGACACCTCAAGGTTTTGCCCTTTGACCTGCATAATGATATGCCCCGGCTTGTCGAGAGCTTGGACGCACTGTTGGGACTGATCCGACCAATTGAGTTTGAACACACAACTAATTAGAGCCGCAAGCGTCATACCCATCAAAATCCCATAGAACAAATCCTGATATTCTTTCATCTCATTTCCTCACTTTCTTTTGCTTCGGTGGCCACTCTCGAATTTCGATCCCGTAGAGAGCACGCATAAGTTTCTTTCTGATTGGCCAATCCCGCGCTCTGGCAGTAGCCGATGATTTGAAATCTTCAACCACCAACACGCCGTTTTCGCGATATCGGTAGTCGGGTCGATAACTGGTGATCTTAATTCCATTCACCACGAGCGGATAACTTTCCGGCTCGTACTCGAGGTCTGTAATTTCACCAGCCAATTCTTGAAGTCTGAGTTCGTCATAGCGATTGGCCTCGCCCTTGCTGCGAAACGTGATGCCGTGACGATGTGTCACGGTTGCGTGGTATTTGTTTCCTCCTATCTTCCCAGCCATTCCTCCGCTGTATGAAATGCGTATCACATCTCCACCGCCTTCCGCCAGTCGTCTAGCCTGTCCAACTCAACGCGTATTCAAATCCGCACAGACTGCACCTGTAGAGAATCTTAGTTGTCCTACTCATTCCTCTGCCTCCAAAAATCCAGCCTCGACCAAATGAGCTTCGCGGCGCTGAAACCATTTGCGAAATTCTCTGACTGTTTCAGGCAATAATTCGCACATCGCTAATGTTACGAATCCTATCGTCACGCTCAGTATTATTTTTGTGCCTTTCGTTTCGCCCCTTATTGTGCATTTCATGCCGCCCTCTCTTTCTATGGTGGAATCAACTGCAAATCCTCAGCTATCATAACTTTTGGTAACCCAATCACTTTGCTCGCCTCCGGTTTTTGTCAATTGTTTGGGCACATCAGGAAATCGCTCGTCGCAATCATCAAAACGAGTGCTGCCAGGGTTGAACCAAACCGTAATACTACCGACAGGCCCTCCTCGATGTTTCGCGACTATCAATTTCGCCATTCGACGCTCGGATCGCACTTCGTCATCGCTCTGTTCGGTGGGTATTGGATTGTGAATCAAAATCACTTTATCCGCCGCACCCTCCTGGTTGCCACCATCACGCAGATCCTGGAGTGACGGCTCTCTATTCTCCCGCTTATTACTGCGATTAAGTTGCGTGGCCGCCACGACTGGGGATTTGATCGACCGAGCAAGTTCTTTTAGCCCCGCGGCGATCTGCTCTATCTCCTCATTTCGGGTATTGCCGCGTCTTCCTGGACGAACTAATTGGAGATAATCCACAAACACCAACCCCGCTTTTTTCTTCAATGCAGATCGTTTTACCGATGCGACTATCGCCGCTAATGTTTCGCCAGATGGATAATCTATTGGCAGGTTATAAGCGACTGCTGATGCTTTTGCAACCCTGTCCCACTCTTCGTCTGATAACCTCTGTCCGGCTTTTACCGGTCCCGCATCTATTCGCGACTCGGCAAATATAATTCGCTCGACTATCTGCGGTGCTGTCATTTCTAGCGAAAAAAACTGAACTGGGATACCACTCTTGGCCGCATTGACCGCCAACTGGGCAAGCAAAACCGTTTTTCCCTCTGAAGGTCGCCCACCAATGAGAACAAAATCAGAATCCATGACCCCATAAGTTTTTTTGTTGAGCCGGTCTATACCCCAACTGATCCCCATTTTGGGCTTGCCGTCTTGGTAGTTGGTGATTCGCTCCCAAGCCTCATTCGTGGCCTCAAGCATCGTCACTGTTTTATCCCTGTTTGATGGTCTCAAGGCTAGAGATTTTTCGATGAACGCTTCTACTGGGTCTGAATGCTCGTCGTTTTGCGCAATGCCTATAATCTCAGTAGCGGCGGCAATCACCGTGCGCCTATCTGACATCCGCTTTACAATCCCCGCGTAATGTTCGACATTCACGGCGGTGGGCACTGAGTCCACCAGAGCCATCAGGTATTCCGTCCCACCGACATCTTCGAGCTTGCCGCGCTTGCGAAGCTCTTCTTGCAGAGTGATAAGGTCCGCAGGCTCATCACGCAGTGCCAACACAACCAGAGTGTCGAAGACCTCTTGGTGAGTGGGGCGATAGAACTCATCGGCCTGCAAAATCTCCATCGCCCTAAGCAATGCATCGCGTTCAAGCATCATCGAACCTAGCGTCGCTTGTTCGGCTTCGATGTTGCTCGGTGGCACGTATGTGTCTCGGTTGCTCATGCTACCATCCTCTCTGACCACAATATTTTGGTTTTAATTGCATCCTCGATTTTAATTCGCAATAATGCGACACCCAAACGTTCACCTTCACTTCTCTGCAACCATCTCGCGTATGGAGTTATGTCACTCCGAGGCTCATGACCGGGTAAACATCCGCAAAACCAATCGTGGATGGCATTGTAAATACCATCTTCGCTACACCCCAATAAATCAGGCAATTCGGCAAACATGACCTTGAACCTGTTGCGCTCTCTCCAGTTCAGATTTTTGTTGCCATTCAAGACATTTTCGCAATAAAGCGATTGCGAGCGAGCGAGCGCATTTAGCATGCTGCTTGCTCTGTTTGTACCTGCTTGTATTGTAGGGGTGACTGATTGGTCACTAGTGATAGGGACTGATTGGTCACTAGTGATAGGGACTGATTGGTCACTAGTGATAGGGACTGATTGGTCACTAGTGTCTGTTTCAACACTAGTGATATATTTCCAAGATTCATAATCCTGATCGGGCCAATATCGAGCAGTTTCCAATCGACCATCAGAATATCGGATTACAATATTTGCTTGTACCAATTTAGCAGTAAGTCGGCTTATAAGAGTTTTGTCTACAATACCTGTTAATGTTGCAATACGACCTCGCGTAATAGGTACAGGTTGTTTATTTTCTCTCCGATCCTTATAACCCCAGCATTCCCATATAATTGCTTTTCTAACGCGCTCAATAAGTGGCCCAGTTTTTGTCCATTCCAACCACAAATCGTTAGCTATCCTAATATGACCATCTACTACATGTGGATTCGCCATCTTCTGCCCCTCTCAATTCGTTCCGTCGTACTCGAGTATCACGCGGGAGAATCCCCGCCCTCTGGTATTGCCGTCCCTCAAGGCCGCACTCTCCGACAGTGTGTCTATAATCTCTTCGATTATTCGTTCTTCGCTCGCACCCGTGAGCTTAGCCCAATCCCAGACGGACTGCAGCTCCTTTGCGTAGTCAGCTTGACTAAGCCCCTTTGCACCGTTGGGCATTCTCACGAGCGCCTTTGCGAGTAGAGTTTGTTGGCGATGGGTGAGAGTCATGCAGCACACTCCTGAACATACGGCATAATCTGCCGTCCGATGAACTCCGTATAAGCCGGGGGAATCGCCTGCGTAAGCTCCGCATTCGTCATCCAGTCGATCCCCATTGCCTTGCATCGCAGCTCGAACTCACCTGCATAGTTGAGGTGTCCATGTACGCCGACGACACAAGATAACCGACCCGCTCTACGACTATCGAGTGTCCTGAAGCGCGGCTTCTGATTGCTGTGATCGCAGGGCGGAGCCAGTATGACGATACTCGACTCAAAGTTCCTATGGCGGCGCACGTCTAAGCCGAACATAGAGCCGCACAGGGTCACAGGGTTAATCAACGGAGCCTCTTCGACGTTTTCCATAACCCACGGTATTCCCAATGTCCAGAGTATTTCCCGTGTCGGTTGCACAAGATCGGGATATAGACGTTTGCCTGCTTTGCGTGACCTTCCAGACACTCGGCTATACTTTTGACAAGGCGGACTCGCGTGTATGAAATCAAACTCGTGTCCATGTTCAGCGACATACTCCAGCGCGTCAGCCTGAATGAACTTGAACGGGTAACGCGGCTGAGGTTTGTTATCTACACCAGTCATATCAAATCCGGCCATGTCGTATCCCACAGAGTCGCCTCCGGCACCACAAAATAGACTTAGCCCATGTGGTCTCATCTATCCCACCTCCAACGGGAGGCGTCCCTGTGCGAGAGCGGCATCAATGCGCTTGGCGGCAATCTCGCAGTATTCCTCGCTGATCTCGATACCTACGCACCTGCGCCCAGTCTGAATACAGGCGACACCCGTTGTGCCGGAGCCGAAGAATGGATCGAGCACTATATCGAACTCATTCGACCAACTTAGTATCAAATCGCGGCACAAGCCGTATGGCATCATCGCGGGATGCGGAAGAGCCTTGCAGACGTTCTCCTGTCCGGCTGTCTTGCACGTCCAGACATTGCCCCGAATGCCTAATTCCGCCGCCGGGGGGTTATTTGGGCGTTCTGTCAAGCTTCCGTCTCGATTCCGTTTCGTGTGTCGGCCAAAGGCCGGACGACCGGCAGTTACATTGCGCTTGTCCCGGATCGGGTTGAAACATCGCGGACTACCATTCGAGAGCACGAAGACATACTCGAACAGTTGTGCATACCGCACGTTATCAGGCCGAGAGAAGTTGAGCTTGTGATAGATCATCGTGTCGTGGACGCGGAAGCCAGCCACATCCTTGAAGTAGAGCGCCTGCCTGAAGGATGTCAGCGTTTCAGAGCCATCGACAACCGAATCCCCGACATTCCAGCACACAATTCCGCCGTCACACGCGACGCGCCTCAATTCGTGAGCTACACCCTCGAAGTCCCAACTATGCCCGCCGTATTCGCGCAGGTCATCGTATGGTGGGCTGGTCACCACGCACTGAGCCGAACCGTCTCCCAGACCCCGCATAACGTCCAGACAGTCGCCGTGGTAGATGACTATGCCCTCGCGTTCGTAGTAGGGTCTCATACGCTGTCTAGTCAAACAGGAAATTGTGTTGCTCACGGTTCTCCTCCTTTGGTAGTGGATAAACAGCTTCCGCGCCTGTCCACCAGGAAAAAAACTCTTCCGGGCACGAATGTGATGGTAATCCAGTTGTCGATTCCCATAATTGATCTAACCTAGTGGCATGACGCGCCATCCAAACATCTTCACAGATGCGCATATAATAGGCGGCTATTTTAGGCCAGCGCTCAGCATCACGGCACATGGATTCTGACCCACCCATAGGGCACATCACACAACCAATTCGATTCCATCCCTCATCATAGAGTGAGGGATATGCAAGACCATGGCGATAGATATAATCCCATACATCTGTCGTAGACCAGTCCACTATTGGGTTCACAATGCCAACGCCTCGGCGTTGGCATTGTTCATACATCTGCCTGCTCCTGCGTTTTATTGATTCGGCGCGCCTCACTCCAGTTGCGACAACCGAGTGTCGATATCCGGGTGTTTGCTCTTTAAGTACTTCGCAGCAAAAGCGACCTGTGCGTGTCGGCAACCATAATTTTCGCACACATAATTGATGCATATTTTCCTTTGGTTTTAGCCATATAACCTGCGGGTATTCTCGCCTACCAAACTGCGTCACTTCAGGCGGCTCCATGGCGCGGCTATAGTATGCCCGATACGGCACGCCTGCGCGATCTACCAGATGCAGGAGCACAATTGAGTCCTTGCCGAACGATACAGCTACATCAAGCCCCTCACATGGACAATGAGCACGTATACGCTCAATAGCTATCTGATCGATAGGGATATCAAGCAGAGGAGCAATCACATCCTCACCGCATTCCATTAGCACACTCACTCTCATCCTTGGTTTGTCTCATCAGCCACGGTAAACCATCCCCGCAGGACCCGGCAATGGTGCCGGGTTTCGACTATCTACGAACTTGCATTCTACGAGTGGCATTTTGTATGCTCTACTATCTCGCCTTGGTCGATTAACAACTTATCGCCATCCGATACATCCATCTGGGCCGAGTCAAATAGTCTGGCCTGCCACACGTCGTTCTCGTCCATCCAATTTGAATGCTTTAATGGAGTTAAGTTGCTGCCGCAGACTTTTTCGATTCTTTCAATTTCCACTGGCAGGCAGAGCACAGCGGCCGCCCGAAATCCTTCACCGCGTAGGCCACGATCTGTTGAGCCGTGTAAGATTTGCCCCCTTGGGTGGTCTTCCCCTCAATGACAACTCCGCAGTCTGCACAGCCGACGCTCTTTACGTGTGCCGTTGCCGTGGTCTGTTCGCTCGCCTGATGGTCAGGATCATCGCCGCGCGAGATCATGCACGACTGCCAAAGTACATATTTATAGGCTGCAGTCATCGCCTTATTGCACGCCTTGTCGCCCGCGTCTCGACCCTCACCAACCGCCTGTACTTCGACCTTATCTCCATCGTCTTTATCAATCAACACGAATGTGCCGAGCAGTTGGACGTTATGCAGTATTGTCCCGCCTGCGGTTGTGTCGTCTCGCTCGTCGAGCTTGTCCCAGCGCACCGGCATAATTGCCAACCCGACTTTTTCAAACGCCTCATGCATGGCCGAAGTCGTCTTTTCCTCCGACAAATACGAGTAGCCGCCTGCGCGGGCATCCATCACACCGTCTTTACTAAGGTTGGTAACCAACCCCATCACTGCTACCAATTTTGATGCAACCGACATCACGCCACCTCCTTAATTTGTGCAAAGCCGAATCCCAGAGGAAACCTGATCGTCTCCGGGTTCTGATCGGGTGCGAGTATTTCCGCACGGACAGGCTCGTCGAAGTTGGATGCTGTAACTCGGCGTGGAGGCTGTCCTGACTCGATAATAAGATCGAGCGCAAGAACTCCATCGGCGAACGGTTCAAACCCCACAAATATGCCACCCTGTGCCCAGTGCTCAAAGAGCTTGAGACCTGTGGCTGCGCTGTAGAAATAGGCACGCTCACACAGGCATAACCCCGACCGCTTGAAGCTCTCCGGCCTACCTCCGACGCATTCCTGAGATTCCGTGCCAGTCTCGTCGTACGAGTCCACAACGCGCACTCCGACAGCAGCGCGGAATCCCTCACGAGGCAGTCCACAGACGGGACACGTGCTTTCCGCACGCATTTTCTTGTTGACATCAATCAGCTTAGCTATTAACTGGGACATCACTACACCTCTGTAACCGGCAGATTGGCCTTAACATAAAACTCGTCACTACCCGGCTCAATATGGGCGAGAACAACGTCTTTGTCCGCGAATGAGCAGTATTCTTTAATCTCGACCATTTCGTTCTCTTTGAGCCATCCCAATAGGCCGGGTTTGAGAATCTTCTTCTCGACCTTAAATGCCTCGTAAATCTCGTTGTTCTGAGCAAACAGAATGGCCGCTGCTTCATCGTCGATAACGAGCTTGTCCGGGGACTTCTTCACTCCAACCGTGCCGTAGGAGAGCTTGACGGATTTTGTTTTACCATCCGCGATCTCTGAGCGCGCCCACTCTTCAAGCTCCGGCTGGTATCGCGCAGTGAGGTAAATAAGATCACGCTCAGGGGCTTTGAGAGCGTCCTCACGACGCTGGTTTATGGCGTCGATCTCAGCCTGCAATTCAGATACTCTGGCGTCCGCCTCAGCAGTGATCTCATCTATAGTCGCCGAGATCTTAGCGAGTTTCTTGACATACCAGCCCGCCGACTCACGATCTTTAATACGAAATGTGGTGTCTTCTTCGAGAGTGTAGGCGCGGGCGATCTCGCAGGCTTCAAGGACTCGCCCATGTGTGAAATAGTCTTCCGCGACGCCGTCCATCATCGCAGTGATTACCGCCTGCACGGCCTCACTGAGAATAAATGGGCAGTCATCATTGATGCAGATATACGTCCCATCAGAATTTTGTTCCATCACCTCATTGCAACACGGGCAGATAGGATTTCCAATACCAGTGGTCAGCCCGTCCAATGCCATTTGGTAGTACCACTTATTCGGCTTGACATTCAAAATTTGTTGCACTATAATCTCCTTGTCTATTGGGTCTTGGGCTGGCTTCGGCCAGTCTGAGACCTTATAAGTTTGTCCAACGCTTTTTGTGTTTCGACGTGGAGTTTGAATGCTTCTGTCGGGTACAAAAGCAACTTGATTCCTGCGATTGTCACCTCAACCCACTCCGATTTATCATCTATGCCACCATTGGGCATTGCACTTATCTCAGAATCTCTGGGTATGTCCATTTGGATTATTTGCATTTTACTCACCTCTCCTCGGAGGCCACAAGGCCGGTCTCGACGCCGTAAACATCGTTTGCGTAACCTGTGCTAGTTTCAATACCAACCGAAACAGCATGTCGTTGATTCGCGTTTTCCAATACATCAGATTCACCCCGTAACGTCCAAGCGATGAAAATCAATGCTCCGATAATCAGCGCTTTCCAAAATAATTTGCGAATTTTATGTTGTCTTGCCAGACGAAACCCGCGATCAAATCCAAAACCATAACCTAAATCACCCATCCTCTACCTCCGCTGTTTGTTTGCGATCCCTGCATCCTCAAAAGACCAGCCGGGGCGAGGTCTACAACCCCGGCATGGATCAGAAAGGAAGGAGAAATGGCCGGTCTCTCCCGGCGTCACCCCAGTACTACTGGCGTGAGGTTCGCCTCTTGCTGTGTGGCCCAGAAATCAATCCAGAGTCGAGGCAGGATTCGAACCTGCATGTTGCCTCGGGAAGACAGTTGGCAACTGACTTCACCCGCTCAAACCGTTCAAACTGCATTAGAATGCCCGGGATCAGTGGTGAGGCTCGAACTCACGCCCCAATGTCTCTACCAACTGAGCTACACCGATCCCGGGAAATAATCCAGGAATTGGTTGTCTGGATATCAATCAATCCCCGAAAACCTAGTTATCAATGTTCGTATGATTTCAGGGGCCGAAGCCCCTTGTTCTCGTACCAATCCCCATACTTTGATTTGATTTACACTCAACAATATCGGAGGATTACTATTCCTCCTCATCTTCACTGTCTGTCTCGGTTGCCTCAGTATTGTCCTCGATTTCCTCTACCTGCATTGTCTCGACCTTCTCTTCAATCATCGCGCATCACCCCCTTTCGATTCAACAAAACACCATCCTTTTTAAGTTTTAGTCCGATCTCCTCCAAAATTGGCATCAAGGCTATCATCACAGTTTTATCCTGCTCGGCTGATTTATTCAGTTGGTTTTGTTTGCTCATTGCAAAATCCCCGTATTTTCAACAGTTAATTTTGTTCAATTTTTGTGCTAAACTACCATCAAGTTGCGGATATGATTAGGCAACATTTACAACGGGTCGGTCGTCAAACCATTTGAATGCGGCAATTATAAGCTCTAATTGCTTTTGTGTTGGTAATGCACCGCCTCGTTCAATCCCGCCTAATGTTGTAAATGGTATGCCAGTCATTTTGCTTAACCAAAATCGACTTACACCGCGCCTTGCTCGTTCCGCCCTTATGTCATTGCCGTCTTGTAATTGCATATCTAACACCTCTTTGATTCAACAGCATTATGCTGTTTATACAGAGAGTATACCCTAGGTTTGAGCAATACACAATGACAGCACCAAGTTGTTTTGACTAAATGTTGTTAGCACAATATGTAGTTATGTATTTAAGTTGTTACACTATGCAGGTTGATAAACAGAGGGTATACTTGCTATAGAGAGGGTATATCAACGAAGGAGAGAATGAAATGTCTAATACATTTGGCGACGTTTTGAAACGAATCCGTTCCGAAAAGGGATTGTCTCAAAGGCAGATTGCGATTAAATATGGTATCATTCAAGGGAAAGAGCATGGTGCTACTACATCCCATATTGCAGCTTGGGAATATGGTTCTAGAAAGCCTCGAAGAAAAAGTATAGACTTACTTGTACTTGCTCTTCATCTTACCGATGCCGAACATGCTGAACTTCTTATAGCAGCGGGTTTCATGCCGGAGAATCAACCATCCCTACATGAAGCATTCGTGTTGTTAAAGGAGCGAATTAAAACTTCTGACTTCACGGACGAAACGAAGTCGGGATTTCTAAAGTTTGTCGAGGAGGTCGAACTGAAAGGAGAGTAATCGACAGCAACAACCTAATATAAAAAAAGGAGAATGCGTGAAAACTAAAAACAGTCAACGCATATCACTAGGCAAGGATGCCGTCGCATTACTAATCTGGGCTGATGGTGTATCACACACCTGTATCAACGACTTGGATAGCATCGAACAAGCACGGGCAATTCGCTTGATTGGCTCGCTGACCGAACGATTGAGACTAGAAAGTGGGACATACGTGAGAGGTTTTATCCTCACGCGTCAATACGAATGGATTGAAGTTTAACGTTGTCCGTAGATGCAGGGTCAGGGTGCATCCTCGGAGAGCACTAAACACTCGAAAAGGAGAATAAAATGAGATGGATTATGGTAGTTTTACTTATGTTGATGATTTTGGGTTGTAGTAGCGAGAAACAAATTAAATGCACCCACCACTCGACTGTAAAAGCACAGAAACATAAAATCGAGTTGAAGTTTGATGAACCTCGCATTCAACACGGCGGATTCGATTGAGACTGTATACAAGATTGAGATGCGTGTAAAGTTTCGCCCTCAACTTTACATTTCGCCCATTTTGATGTAAAGGAAGCACCTAAGAGGTCAAATGAACGTTGCCGCCTATTTAAGGATGTCCACAGATAAGCAAGACGATAGCATTGAAACCCAACTCGGTATCCTCATGGAATACGCCTCTCGCGAGAACCTCAATATTGTAGGCGTGTATTCGGATGAGGCAGTTTCAGGCGGGAAGTCTATCGTGTCGCGCTCAGGATTCAAAAAACTTCTCTCCGAGCAAAATACAAAGGGGTTCACTGGGATCCTGCTCGTTCGACTTGACCGTCTCAGTCGCAATATGCTCGACTTCATGCAGTTCGAGCAGGAAGCCGCAAAACATAAACTGGATATTATCTACGCGACTGAGCACTACACTAACGATGCCTCGGGTTGGCTCCTGAAACACATCAATGCATTATTCGCCCATCACGCACGCACGATCACAGGCGAGCGAACCAAAGAAAAATGCCGGCAACTTGCAGCTCGTGGGCAATGGGCAAGCGGATACCCACCACTTGGGTTTGCTTACGATAAGACCACAAAAATATTGAGTATAGACCAGGATCGCGCCGAGGATGTCATCCAGGTGTTTCGCACTTATATCGCCTGCAGCGGTAACAAATCCGCCACGGCTCATAAACTCAATCAACTAGGAGTCCGAACGCAACGCGGAGGATTGTGGCGGGATGATGGCGTGGGCACAATCCTCCGCAATCCGATCTATCGAGGTCGCATTCGGTATGCGGACATCGATTGGGCTACAGACAAGGTGCCCCCGATCATACCACCCGACCTGCTTGTTCGCGCCGATATCCTCTTACAAAACACAATCGGTAAACGTATCAAAGGTACAAATTCCACACACGCCTATTCTGGCCTACTCTATTGTGCTCAATGCGGGTACTCATATAAAATTGCGGACTGCCGCAAAGGGCATGAACAGTATATATGCCGTGGACGCAAAGAGTACGGGGTATGCGATGCTCCCAAGATAACAGATAGTTGGCTAGATCAACTTATCCCTCTCGGAGTAAAGCGAGCTCTATCGCGCCAGATTGCGATTTTAGAGAGGTATAAGGTCGAAAACGATAAATTAGCCGAACAAGACATAAACGTGCGTAGAATCGCAAATCTGAGAGCCGTAGCAAAGCGAAAACAAGAGATGTATGCGGTTGGGATAATAAATGATATCGATGAATTGAAGCGGGAATTAGCAGATATTGATGGTGAGATTGTAGAGTTGTCTAAAAGCGATATCAAAAGCGAGGTGTTTGGGCATGAAGAACTGGTCTATCTGGCCACTCACATAAACGAGTATTGGGAGAAAGTGCACCCATTCGAATTGCATAAGGTCTTGCTGATTATCAGCCCTAAAATATACATACACCATTCACCCAAAAGGGTTGTACTAGACACGACATTTTCCTGCGGAAAAATCGAAGTAGAATAAAGCCCCTCCAGTCGAAACCGAAAGGGCTAGCGAAAAAGCCACTCTACTTTATACATTCGCGGTTATAGAGTGGCCTTTTCGGGGAGACAGGACTATCATCCTGAATACGCCACCATGATATAATGGATTGTAGGTACAAACAATGAAACGTTGCCATCGACAAGAGTTCTTTTGGACTATTATAAGCTATATGTTATTTGGGATTATTATCATTCGAGCTATCGTGTGGTTTATTCACTTCTGACTGTGCCTGGTGAGTTTGGCCCCGTAGAGGTTGGCCGCAGTCTCTTCCCAGCCATCCCTACATGTGTGGGGTTAACGGACCAGTTTCACCCAATCCAGCCACCCCTACATGTGTGGGGTTACCCCCTTTAGCCCAGACAGCGTGACACATCGTGTCCAGCCACCCCTACATGTGTGGGGTTAACTTCGCCGCGCGATAGAAATCGCCGCAGATGGTCCAGCCACCCCTACATGTGTGGGGTTAACACGCAGGAGCGCGCTGTGAAAACCGGCGTAACCCAGCCACCCCTACATGTGTGGGGTTAACCCTAATACGTTAAAAATATTAAATTGTAGGGTTTCCTGCTTCACTGAGGACTATTACTACCATCCTCTCCACAGGCGTTTATACTCTCCGGCGGCTTACCGGCGAGTTTGCGTAGGTTCAAAGCAGCATTCAGCTTTGCACTAATATCAATTCTACATTTAGGGCATAAAAACCTCTCACCAATCTGGATTTTTGTATCAATAGTATATCCACAGACAGAGCATATATGCGCACTGGCAAAGGTTTTGTCCGCCTTGATAATAGCCGAGCTATTCCACTCGCCTTTGTAGGTTATCTGTCGCCTAAGTTCCCCCATTGCGACATCGGAAAATGCCCTATTGATATTGCTGATTGTGCCCTGTTTCATCTCTCGCACATCATAGCCATCGACAACAATTGTCGAGTGGTCAGAATAACTGATATCGTGGCTGATCTGATGTAGATTATGAGCGCGAATATTTGCTATATGGTCGTGTAAACGTCCAATTTTCTTTACGGTTTTAGCTCGATTTGAAGAATCTTTCTGCCGTCGCGATTTTTCGCGCTCCAAACGAGCCAATTTTTTCAGATGCTTTTTGAGCGGTTTTGCCGCCTCGTATCTGAGTGCGTTCGAACAGGTTACTAGGGGATTGATGCCCATATGCACTCCAATAGCGAGACCAGTTGGCTGAACAGGTTCGGGAACATCCTCCTCTACCTGCATTGAAATATACCAGCGACCGCCGGAAGTGGATATTGTGGCAAGCAAATACCTAGCGCCGGTAGTCGGGATGTAATTGGATTCCTTGAGTTTTACCCAACCTATTTTTGGCAACTTGATCTGATTTGGCGTCACGGCGAAATTACCGCGTAGGCAAAATGATTGCTTCGCGCTAAAACGCGAGTGAAATTTCGGAAAACCTGGGGCTTCAGTACCCAGCTTGACACGTCTAAAAAAATTGTCATACGCTTTACAGAGGTTTCTTATGGCTTCCTGCTGAGTAGTAATAGATGTCTCGTATAACCACGTTGTATCCGGCTGCTGTTTGAGTTGGGTCAGGAGTTTATTGAGCTCAAACGTGCCCAGAGATTTTTTTTCATCTGATTCATAAGCAGCTTTCCTAGTCGCTAGGGCCCAGTTATAAATATATCTAGCAACGCCAACATGTTTTTTAAACATCTCGATCTGTGCAGGTTTAACCCACAACTCTGTTTTATAGCCTCTTAAGCGTTTCATGCAAGTGCCCCTTCCAATGGTAGTGGGTCATTTTTATGAAATCATAGTTATACCAAACTTCCACGCCCACGTGGGGTTAACCTTAGCCAATTGACTAAACGGTCGAATAGGAACCAAACTTCCACGCCCACGTGGGGTTAACATCACGCTCTGACCGAACTGCCGCTCCAGCGACCAAACTTCCACGCCCACGTGGGGTTAACGGCTTTGCTGCCGTCCAGCTTGATAGGTAGCACCAAACTTCCACGCCCACGTGGGGTTAACGTAATTGTCTGCGCCTCCATCCCAAAAACCTCCCAAACTTCCACGCCCACGTGGGGTTAACCTACGGCAGCGGTTGTTTAGCTGGTCATGGTGACGACAAACTTCCACGCCCACGTGGGGTTAACAGCGTCATTTTGCTGAACATTTCTACAACATCCCAAACTTCCACGCCCACGTGGGGTTAACCCTAATATTAAATTTTCGTGACGTGGATTCCTGCTTCAAAAAGGACTATTACTACCATCCTCTCCACAGGCGTTTTGACTCTCCGAGGTTTTCGCGGCGAGTTATCAATGTTACGTTGTGGCCGGAAATTTCCGCGTCTTCCCTTCTGCGTACTCTTTTCGTGCCTCTTCAGCCATCGCATCCGTCTTACTTTCCTTTTGATACTTCGCAATCATCATCATAATTCCTTCGCGCACAATATCCGTCTGCTTGCGGTTTAATCGATATGCCAGCTCGCGGAGTTGCTCAGCTAACTCGTTGGGTATATACATTTGGCCAAATATTTTTTGGCCCGGGATTGCTTTAGGCATTTTAGATGTGCCTCCTATTAACACTCAAAATGTAACTCGACTTGGTCGTCAAAACCATTACCATCGCCTGCACCTATCCACAGATTACAGTATTTGTCATTGTGTCGGCATAGCAAGCAGGAGCCCTCGCCGAAACCCGCCATCAGTTTGTCGATATCCCCCTCGATGTAGGCGTTGCCATCACCATCGCACAACCCAGCACCAACAATCTCTACTCCAGCGGGTAGATTGTTAATGTCAACATTGCTATCTGTATCTAGCATCAGGGCGTCTTGCAACGCCTCAATATCAGACCTATCCATCCTGGCTCTGACTACATCCTGTCGATCTATATCTACTCTGCTCATTTTCCATTCCCTCCGTCTGATTAACTCTGTAACTCTATATATAGAGTATACCACATTACTCGGTATGTCAACCCCTATTTTACCTTAAGAGCAAAAATAATTGAAATATTTTTGGGGCAAATTCGAGGCACGTCTATTGACAAGCCGTTTTATAATGAGTGCAGCAATATGTATTTCTCCTCCTCTCATGACTGGCCCCGGTGGTTAAACCGGGGCAGCTCTTTAAGGAAGAGGACATTGTGAATTATTTCACAAACTATAGGTGTTGAGGTTGCTTCTGAGGGACTCGTAACGATCCGAGAGGATCGTAGGTGCGTGGACACGTAATTAGGGCGGTCGGCATAACAACTGACTGGAGCATGTAGCGGCGTGGCTCGAAAACTGCCGCTCACGGTATTCCTGCACTAGTCCCAACACCGCAAAATACAGAGATACCCTAGTGGTAGTGAGTCCCTCAGTGAGACGTGAGAACTACATTGTGAAAATAATCACAATGTACGGCCACAACGTCATAGTTTGCAACGACTATACTATCGCATTTTTGCTGAGAGGCACCAGGATTCGCAAATTTTCCCCTACAGTTTGTGAGACAAAATTATGAACACTCGAAAAACAGCGTATAAACTGCTCGCCCCAGAGCGCGCACGGTTGCATGAGATACGAGAGACTATGCGGCAGGACGTGCGGCGCAGGGGCAGAGCCCGAGCCGGTAAATATACGAGGGTAGCAAAATGACGCTCAACAGTAGTCGCAGTAGTATCATCGACGCTCGGCGCGAGCAGGTTGCTCGGTTGCGATTGCGCGGGCTGAGCATGCGCGCAATCGCGTCAGAGGTCGGCTCTGACGCTGGCACCGTATGCCGGGACATCGCCACCCTGCGCCGCGAGTGGCGTGAGAATGCACTCAGGAGCACCACGGAGCTAAAATCTCAGCAGTTGGCCGAAATCGCAGAGGTCAAGCGCGTCGCGTGGGAGGGCGACGATCCTGATTTAGTGCTCAAGGGCATCAAACTCGAAACTGACATTTGCGGCACGAACGCTCCAACGGAGCAGGTCATCACAATCAACGAGCTTAACACATTTGCGTCACAGATCGTTGAGATTATCAACGATGAGGTGAGCGACGAGGTGACACGGCAGAGGATTGCTGAGCGGATTATGGCGATTAAGGGGAGAGGTTGATAAAAATGCTGAAAACCATTATGTTGTTCGCTAGTGCATCCATTGGTTATGTAGTGCTGTGTGGAGTCGCCAGCATGCATATACATTGTCCGGTGATGATAGCTGCCCCTGTGTATTTTCTAGGGGGCTATATTGTAGGTGGCATTTCGATAGCGTATGGATTGTCGCGTTGGGCGTGAGAATGCAAACCCTAAAACCGTCTGACTGGGCGCAGTATGGCGGAGCGCAGGGATACATCGGACAGATGATAGCGCAGGGGCTGACGAAACCACAGGCATCCCAATACACTGATGATCCGCACGGGTTTATTTTCGGCAACTGTTACACAGTAGACCAGTCGGACCCAAAATACAAAATCAAACTCATACCCGACCTACCTCATATTCGCCTGCTCATACAGCGCGTATGTGTTGATAGAGTGCATCCATTGCTTGTTGCTAAATCGCGACGTATGGTTGTGTCGTGGCTGATGACCGCCTGCGAGTTGTGGGAGGTGGTAGAGCACGAGCATCGGGGCGTGTTCGTGCAGAGTAAAAAACATGACGACTCGTGCGAACTTGTTAACCGCCACTGGCTCATGCTCAATGCGTTGCCTGCGGAGCGTTATCCTACTAACCGCAAATCAGAGGATGGTGTAGAGTTCGCGTCTGGATTAACGGTAAAACGGTATAAGGGCGGCCAGGGCGGCACGGGGAAATTAGAGTTTTCCAATGGCTCATTTATCCAGGCGGTGTCCGAAGGCCCTGACCAGTTGAGGCAGTTTGGTGCGTCGCTCATCAGGCAGGAGGAAATAGCATTTTGGGAACGGCAGGAGGAATCTTACGACGCTGCGATTGAATGCGTGCAGGGTTCAGCATCTAGTGAGGGTTCAGGCGGTCAACTTGTAGCAGTTACCACCGCTAACCCTTCCTGGTTCGGTGCATTCGCATACGATCAGGAGGGCGTGGTTGGTGGCGTCAAGCAGGTGCGCAAACTCGACATCAAACAGCCCGTTCAGGGCGTCAAGGAGTGGACAACCAGTGTGGGCGCTACAACCATTGAGGTTCACTATACAGCCGACCCAGACAAACGTAGCAACGAGTGGATAACCAAGACACGGAGGGGCCAGCGCCAACGTGGTTGGGATCGGGAGATGGAAATACATTGGGATGTTTACCAGGGTATGCCCGTCTTCGGGGACTGCTTTAACGAGCGGTTGCATGTGGCGCCTGAACCTGTTGTGTGGGATGGTGTGTCGCATGTGCTTAGGGGTTGGGATTACGGTAATACTCCTGCCTGCACATTCTCGTTTGTGCAGAATGGTATTTGGTATTGGCATAGCGAGCTTTGCACAGACAAGAGGCCATTGGGCACAAAGGAACCGCCGCCAAGTTCCAACATAGACAAGTTTGGTGATTTGGTTGTTCAGTATTGTTCGGTAACTTTTCCTGGTGCTGAGTTCATAGACATAGATGATCCATCCGGCGACCAGAAAGCGCAAACTGATGGGCGTTCCTGCCGCGACTATTTAGCAGCCAAAGGTATATACCCCTCTGGCGGCGAGATGTCAATCAAAGGACGGCTTGAAGCCATGGCGCTATGGCTCAGCCGGTTGGCGAATGGACAGCCAACGGTGCAGATTGATGCCAGTGCGTGTCCAATGCTCACCGAAGGAATGAAGGGCGGATACCGATATGCCGAGGTCGGTAATACAGGCAGGTATCAGGACAAACCAGAGAAGAATCAATTCAGCCATCCGATTGATACTGCGTGTTATGTTGCTAGCCGAATTCTCAACAATATACCCGAGCGGCAACGAACTGACCAGGAATACCTCGAAGATCACGAAGCAGAGATTGAGCGCGACGTGAACAGGTCGGGGCTTTATTACTGAGGGGGGAAAGAAGATGTTTGGTACCACATCATGCAGTGGCCCTTGTGAGACATGCCGGATTCACTACGGCAGCGGTTGTTTAGCTGGTCATGGTGACGATGACTATACTTACGCATCGCCTGAGTGGATCGCTACAGAAGGAGCTGCTTTGCGCAAAAGAGAGGGCGAGCGGCTAAAAGAATGGCGAAAACCTGAAAACGTAGCGAGCCGAAAAAGAATGATGGATGCGTATGACCAGAACATACGTAACTACTGGAAGAGCGGATATGCACAATGACACTAATCGGCATCCCAATAGTGCGCTAGCGAGCCAGTCACACTAATGGCCTTGTGGTGTTTTTGTTCTTGGGCAGGGATCGCGTCGGACTAACTAACTGAGGAGAGATGACAATGTTTGGACGAAAAGAGAATGAGTATGATGTGATGTTGAGTATGGAAGATCGCGTCACAAAACTTGAGGCCGATGTGTATCGGAACGCTACGCCAGCAGAGATGGCCGCGGATAGCGCATTGGATAGCGCATTCCCCTTGATGCGTATTAGCCACAAGCGAGTTGCTGGCAAAAGCGCAGAATGTGCCGTCAAAGCACTAGAGCAGCGCGTAAAGGCTCTGGAGCAACCGCAGTCTGTTAAGCATGTTGATCGCAACGGCACGCCGGTAGAGATTGGGGCGCTGTTGATTGGTAGTTATCAGGTGGTTGGTCACAGACCTGGTGGTTTCGACGTGACGCTACACGACGATGGTAGTCCAGCAAAAAGCATTTACTATCTGCCGACTGGCGACGCCGTGTTGGAAAGCTTGCCGAAAAAGGGGTAAACGATGGATTGCTCTCAAGGACTTAGCGTCAAGCAGATTTGCGATTGGTATAAAGCCAACACTGTTATTGGAGTTCCAACGGTTAGACGTCCCTGGGATACAGACGACGCCCAATGGTTCAAGTATCAAGCGGGCGAAGGTCGGAAAATTCATCTTGTAAACCGTGTTTTGTCAGTGTTCTTGAGTAACATGGCGAGTATTGGGGTCAAAGACATAACTGAGGAGAGAGTATGACACCTGAAGCGCAAACAATCCTTGCACAAAAACGGATTGTAACAAGTATTGAGGCTTCGGCACTAGATGGATTAGTCGTACTTCGTGTTGGTGTGAGAGACCGGAAAACAGGCATTGTATTTGAGTTCGGGGAGAAGTATCCAGCGTCATCACCCAAAGGCAAACATCTACTCGACCTATATGGAGATGGAGTGTACAACAATGCTGAGTGAGGCGCAATCAATCATCGAGGATGGCCGGGTTATGCCCGGTTTTTGTGTCATTGAACCACATGACGAGACGCCCACTACAACACTAGAGATACCCGATAGAGTTGACTTGCGCTCTATGTTTGGTCTTGTAGTCAACTGCGGATCACCTACAAAGTCCATTGATTTCGAGGAAATGGATTGGGTAGTATTCGACCGTGCACGAGCGTGCGAACTCAATGTTGGCGACAAGACATACTGTATTACACGCCACCAAGATGTCATGGCGATACTGGAGTAGATAATGGCACAGGCCGTTGGAAAACTTCTGAATATTGACGAAGAAGCGAGGCTGAAACTCGGTAACGAGTTAGGTATGGCATTCGACGATTCCCAGGACGCTAGTGCTGCGTTTCGTGATAAGGTTGCAGGTTATCGTAATCAGTACGAAGGCCTGCTTAAAGCTAAACCTATGGAGTGGATGTCGAATGTTAATATTCCAACTACGAAGTCCATGGTCAATAGTGCGTCTATCAAGGTATCGCGTGCTGTCACAGGTTCAAATCCCATATTCGAGGTCGAAGCAGTCGATCCTGAATACGATGATGTTGCGCAGAATGAAGAAAACTGGCTCCAATATTGGAATGAGCATATGCGACTTGCTGGAAAAGTTGGTGTTGCAACTCGTGAGGCTATGATAACTGGCCAGTGTTGGCTCAAGGCAGGTGTAAAAAGTACGGGAAACCAGTTGCCGGAATATTCAATACCCGGACAACCCCTAAAGGTTCACGAACTTGATGCTGAACCCACTACGGAATACGTAGTCACAGAGGACATGGCACTTCTACCATTTACAGCACCCAATTTCAAGTCGGCTAAGGGTGCATTTAGCCGACGATGGTTGCGGTGGGATGATATTCAGGGTATGGCTGAAAACAAAACAGTTTATCCAGAAGCTATTGAATTTATGGAGAACCGTTGGCAGACAGATAATCCTACTACACAGACTCAACAACAACAAGGCATTGAAGAAGTAGTTGCAAAGGATGTATGGTCGGCGAAGTTTGAATGTTGGGAAGGTATTTACCGATGGGTCAAACCGGGCGACAAACGCGAAAAAGAATATCTTGTATTGGCATATTACAACTCCGATACACGTGGACGGGCAACTATTCTAAAATGCATCGAATATAGGCCACTCTTCGGTGACAATTGGTTCTTAACACCCATCATATGCGACCCAAAACCGAACTCTATGTGGGGAGGATCAATGTGTGAAGATATACGTGGACTTCAGACATGGATAAATGCCACGTTTAATCAACTTACGGATGCCATAACTATCAACATACTTCCTCCCATAGCCATTAAACCTGGTTCCGATGTTGCTCGAAAAAATCTCAAATGGGGGCCAATGGAACGCTGGATAGTTTCAAATCCGGCAACTGATGTACAAATGCTTAACGGCAGCCAATCCTCACTTGCGGCAATTGGACATTCGTATAACGGCATTAGTTTTGCAACTGGCATGGCTGAAAAGACCACTGGCATATCTGCTCCGGCCCAAGGCGCACCAACAGATGAAAAAAAATCTGCTTTCGAAATCAACGCAGTTATTACAGCAGGCAATGACAAGTTCGACTATTCCGTGAGTGTTGTGCAACTGGGTATTGAAGAAGGTCAAGGTCTTGAGGCACATGCATCCAATATTATGGAGATTATACGTCGGTTCTTACCACAGGAACCTATTCAATATAGAAACTCAGCTAGTCCCAATGACCCTTGGCAAGTAGTTCGTCCCGAATGGCATGATGGTAAATATGAATTTATTCCACGTGGTTCTTCTGTCACATCGAACCCACAGACAAGATTCCAACTCGCCGGACAGACGATGCAGGCAGCAATGCAATCACCATTCACTCAATTCAGTCCGTTAGACGATCCGCCGCAAGTACTTGAAAAAGCGCAGCGGTTATACAAGGCCCAACGCGAGTTTTATCAGGCTATGGGTCACAAACATGTCGAGCAATATATAGGTGCAGAACCTACTACTCTAGAGGAGGGAATGAGAATTGCGGCTGCAATCAATCCACAAGTGGCTATACAAATTATGGCGAGGCTCCAGCAACAACAGGCAGCAGTACAGCAACAACAAATGCTTGCCACAGGGATGGTTCCACCTAGTATTTCATCGGGACAGGGAACAATCGGACAAAGAGAAGTTGCTGGAGCAAGTGGAGCAGGAGCGGGAGGCCCAAGTAACGCTGGAACAATACTCGGACCTACTGAACAGACCGGGATGGTCCCGGTATGAGCGAGACATTGAAGAACAAGCGATAATCGCCGCGAATAGTCTTGTTAACGATCACTGGAGACCCGGAGAGACACTTGAACAGTTTGCTATGAGAATATCAAAATTGCAGATGTTTATTGTGGCGTGCCAGAACACAAAGTCGTTGCCGAGAAGTATACTCGAATCTTTAGAAGGAGATCAAAATGCCTGAAGAATTAGTGGAAACCCCCCAGCCAGATAATACCCTGGGGCAAGACCAGGAACTGACCGAAGAAGTGGTCGGCGAGGAAATTGTAGAGCCATTTGAAACACAGGAAGATAAAACATGGAAGGGCCGACTTACTAAAGAACAGGAAGAACGAAAACTCGAACGTGACAGAATAGATGCGCAATTACGTGCTGGTGGTTACTGTTTGGATGCTGCCGGAAATATTATTGCATTGCAACAGCAACCACAATATCAGCAACCTGTACCTGTACAGACAACAGTACCACAGTCCGAGTATGTGCCCGAGGACTTGTATGACGAGGAGAAAGCACCGAGTTATATCAAGAATCTTGCTCGACAAGAAGCAATGTCGATTATATCTCAAATTGTACCTGAATTAGTCAGTATGTTCGACGAGGTAAGGGTGCCTGAATATGAAGATTGGAATGATATTGGCGCGGATGTAGTAAGTTCTCTCAAGGAATTAGGTTTTGCTGGTGTGACACATGCCAAGAAAATAAATCCGCGTGCATTAGAGTTCTGTGTTAACGCAGCACGAGGAAAACGAATAGGTGCAGGAAATTCTCCTGTTGCGTCACCACGTAACGACCTGGAACGTACAGAAGCGATAGCAGCAGCAACATCACCCGGAGACAGTACCGCTGATTCAGGCAACTCATTAGGTTCATATAACCTCAGTGTCGAAGAACGCGAATGGATGAAAGCTAATAACATGAATGAAAAACAGTATCTTGACTTCATTGCCAATCCAGCTACAATTGGGAGGAAAAAGTGATGGCCCGACCAAGACAAAAAATACCAAAAGACCCACCTGCAGTGATATCAGCCCGTGTCAGACAAAATCCTGTTGACGAGAGTATTGTAATTGCGAAGATGGCCGATGGTACAATTGTTTATTTTGACCATGGCAGACTCGCGCTAGGCACGTACGCTAACGCAGCGGGTGAACTCCCATATGGTGCTCCTGTAATCATTGATAAGGATACAGGTTTTCTTACGATCAACGGGCGGCGCGTAATGGACACCATAAGTATCAATCGCGCTGAGAATATGATCGACTCCGAAACAGCCAAGAAACTAAAACCCGGTGTTGCCACTCAGTTTGTTTATAGTTGGTTTAACCAGCATCAACGACGTATGGCCGCAGTCAAAGGTCAGCGATGGGAACCGGTTAAACGTTCATCAAAAGAGGTGGCTTGTCCGTATGCATACGGTGATGAGACTGATGGTCTGTTTCATATGGGCGATCAGATTCTTTGCAAGCGCGAGTTGGAATACCATACTAATATAATCAATGACATGAAAGTATATAACGATCCGAAGCGGCGACTTGAAGAGACGAGTGCTCAGGTGACAGAGACATTGCAATCCATGTCTACCGGAGTTACCGGAGTGACTCAGACCTTTGAACCTGCTGAGAGTGACACAGTAGTTCTTACTGATGTATAGCACCCCGTGTTAAACGGCTAGTGCAGCAAATGATTCCGTCGAAGTAGAGTGTCCCGAATGGCCAACACTCTACTTCGCCACAAAGCAAACAGCTAAGTATAGCACCACATACGCAGACCCCTTTAGGCAAGTGCGTTGTGCGAGTAAAGCATACTCCTGGAATCGCTTTAGTGGTTTGATAGCGGCCTCTGCTAAGTGAGGCAATTCAAACTATCTAAGGAGGTAACAGAGCTATGGCTCGTGCAGTTACTTACAACTTCACAAATGACGCTACAGGTAAGCGAATACGTCCGTGTGAACTGGTTCAGCGCGGAACGCAAGCTAGCGAACCTGCAGAACTGATTGACCCCGGAACTGGAAATCCCTATTTATCAGCAGCCACTCAGTACTTCGTTGAAGGCGACATGGTGTATTTAAATGCCGGCGCAGTTACGCAAGTTCTTACAGGCGATAACGTCCCAATTGCGGGATTCTGTCTAAGTGGTGGGAGTACAGATGGTGGTACTACCGCCATAACAACCGGCACTCAGATTAGAATTATGCCCGTGGTTACCGGTAATGTCTATGCGATGAATGGTATTGCATCCAACACTATTGGTACAGAAGACACCAGTACAAATCTCACAGACGCTAAGACATTTATTGGCAACTGTTACGATTTGTGCCAGGCGAGTATTACTGAGGCTGATGCTACTGTTAGTCGATGTACGGTAATCAATCTTGCTGCTCAGACAGATGCACGGATACTTGTTGTTGGTGTTCAGCGCGAAATCGGTGACCCAATGGACAATATCTCCACCACGCACTCGCTCCGACTACTTGTTAAATTCTTGCCATTCGCTATGGTGAGTGGTGATCCTACATACCAGGGTCTTCAGTTTGACGCCTAAAGGGGGTGACCTAAATGCCTACTGCAAACAGAATCCTAAAAACACAAATCCGTGATGTTTATGATCGCAATATAAAGAACTTCTGGATTCAGGGCTACGGAGAACCCGAGCATGAGTACCAGCAATTCTATGGCGAAATGAATATCACTACTGAAGATGAACGTTGGTCATATATGTCCGGCCTTGGCCGCTGGCAACAGAAAGAATTCGGTGGTAATGTTAGTTACGATGGGATATATCAGGGTTTGGTGAAAATCGTGGCCCTGGCTAAATCGCTGGTAATCAACGGGGAACGCCTAAACGCTGTATGCGCATGGTAACCCTCAGCAAGCAGGCGAAAGCCGTGCAGCTGCAGAGACTAATTCCAGCGACCGCGTAAAGCGGAAGTGATAGTCCGATCTGCATGGAAACATGCAGAGCTTGGCAGAAATGACCAAGCCTCGCACATTGACAACTAGGCATAAAGAGTGGTATAATACGCTATACACCAAGAACGGAGCGTATTATGAAACACTACCAAGATAAGGAATGGCTGGAAGCGGCTTACGTTACCAATGGCCGATCTTACTCGGACATAGCAAGGCAGTGCGGAGTGACCATAGTGGCAGTTCAGAAGGCTATGGCGAAGTTCGGCATAGCCGCACGAAAGCAGTCTGAAACCGCGTGGTATACCCGCGAGGGTATAGGCGCAGAGAAGCTAACCGAGCTATACAAGACCATGAGTATCGCAGCTATAGGTGACCGATTCAGTGTGAGTTATACAGCCGTTTATAGACTATTCGTTCGATGGAACATACCTCGTAGGCATGAAGGAGCTGGCAAGAGAGAGCGTAACCATAGTTGGAAAGGTGGGAAGACCAAGAACCTCAATGGCGGATACGCTGGAAGAATGGTTCCCGGTCATCACTTGGCGAACAAACGAGGGTATGTCATGGAGCATATTCTGGTGATGGAAGAGAAACTTGGTAGACCGCTCGCAAAGGGCGAGGTAGCGCATCACATAAACGAGGACAAACAGGATAACAGACCGGAGAATCTACAGTTGTTTTCCTCGAAGTCCGCTCATGTGAGACACCACAATCCTCCGGGCATAGGTGTTGCCCGACCACACAAGCCTAGTTAGTGCGTAGTAACAAAGTTCGTACGATACTACGATAACTCCATACACATATACCCTTGGTTTCCAGATCGAAGAGGAAACTGTAGAAGATGATCCTCATGGTATTCTTGCCAGTGACCTCGCTACTAATCTTGCTCAGACTGGTCGCGAGACCCTTGAATATCTGGCGGCTATTCCGTTTAACAACCCGACTTCTACAACTGGATTCAGTCCGTGGATGTCTGGTGGTGATGGTGTAGCGCTTTTATCCACGAGCCATCCAGTTCTTTCTGGTGGTGTATGGGCTAATACCCCATCTTCTCACGTTGACCTATCTGTGTCAGCACTTCAGGCTGCAAGAACGCGTATGGAGAAGGTCAAGAATGCTCGTGGATTCCAGTTCCGAATGGAACCGGAGAAGTTAGTTGTTCCAATTGATAGTCGATGGATCATGGATGAGATTCTTGGTAGTGCCACTCTTCCTTATGTACCAAAGACTGATACTCCAAACACGGTCCGTAATGGACTGACCGGTATTGTTTGGTCACAACTCACCGACACAGATTGTTGGTTCCTATTGGCTCGTCCTGCGAAGTCCAAAGGTGATAAGGGTCACTCGCTGAAGTGTGTTATGCGAATTCAGCCGCAATTCGATAGAGATAACGAGTTCGAGTCTGGCGATCGTAAGTATAAGGGTCGTATGAGAGTTGGATTCGGTTATCCTGATGCTCGCGGAGTTGACGGCAGCACCGGTATCTAACGTGAAACCCACGAGGGGCGGGTTATTACATCCGCCCCTTATGAAAGGAAGACACAATGGCTAGAGATGTAAGAACAAAAACACATTTGGAGAGTTTGGTTATCATACCAAACTCCAAGCATGGTGATGCTGATGGCGATGCCGTGCTTACTATATACCCTATTGATTCTGATGATATTAGTGGTTCTCCGACTGCGGTATTCTCGCTGGACGAAGATGGTGACATCACATTTAACTCACTTAATGTAGGTGGTGGCTATGGTTCTACCGGAGCCACTATTGCTTCCACTGGAGCTGTTTCGACAAACTCGACGATTCAGGCTGATGGTGTAATCACCTCTGGTGTTACTGGCAGCAATGGTGGATTGGTCATTAAGGAAACCTCTGCCGGTGCGACAAAGTTCTCTATTGCTGGGGCTACAGGTATCATCACACTTGCTGGCAGTGGAACTATTGACAACAATACAGATACAGCAGTGATTAACCTGACCGAGACCACAGTCAGAGTGACCGGAGCGTTTGATGTCACTGGCAATTCCACACTTGCGAGTGTAGATATCGGCGGCGGTTATACCGGTGGTGGTTCCGGTGCGACTATATCTGCTGCTGGTGTACTTCAAGTGAATGGGGCAGCAACATTCGATTCTACTGTTACTGCGACAGGTGCTTTGTCACTTGGTGCCGGAACAGGCGCGATTGTTGTTCCAGCATCTTCAGGAGCAGTAGGTAAGGCTATTGGCATTACATCTGGTGATGGTAATGGTGGCACCACTACAGGTTTTGCGGGTGGTGCTGTGAGTACTACTGCTGGCACAGGTTCGGCAGGAACTACAACTAGTGGGGCGGGTGGTGCTATCACATTTACTCCCGGGGCTTCTGGAACAACCACGAGTGGTTCGGCAGGAGCATCTGGAACCATTTCACTTGCTGGCACAACTGGCGGAAATGCTAGTGGTGCAGGTACCGGAGGACAGGGTAGTAATATTTCGATAGTTGCCGGAACTGGCGGCACAGCTGCTGCCGGTACAGGTGGTACTGCCGGAACTGTTGTCATCACTGCTGGTAATGGTGGAGCAGTCACAGGTGGCGGAGGTACTGCCAAAGCTGGTGGTGCAATTACTATTACGACTGGCACAGGTGGTGCAATTACAACTGGTGCTGGTCTTGCCGGCGGCCTACTTAGTTTAATTGCTGGTGCTGGCGGTGGTGGTTCAACTGCTGGTGGTAACGGTGGTGGTGTGACTATCGCTTCTGGGGCAGCTGGTTCTGGGGGTACTGGAACTGTTGGAGCCATTAGTATCTTGCAAGGTGGCACAGGTGGAACCGAACGTATTGGCGTTAGTACTCTTGGAGCAATTGCGTTGACCGGTGCCACAACAATTACAGGAACAGCAACTATCACTGGTATTGCTACATTTGGCAATGCTGCTCATGCTGGATTGCTTCTTGGGTCTGGTACTTCTGGGACACCGTTCAATGTTGGCGCATCTGGCGGAAAAGCCATGAGCTTCTATATTAATTCTTCAAGCATTACTGCAGGCCACACGCTTGAAGGTTTGTATGTCAACACGGACTTTGGTAATGGCACTGGCGCGACAGCCGCACCTTCTGGAGAGGCTGGGCGATTCAGAGCATCACTGAAAGGCAGTCCGAGCAATGTTTATGGCAGCCATAGCACTATAGAGTGGATTTCCGCAGGTTCAACAGTATCGGGCGGGGCATCTGCTGCATATAACAACTTGGTGTTTCTTGACTCAACAGCAGGTGGCGGCACACTTTGCGCCACTAATGCAGAACTGACTTCGGGCGGCACTAGCACTGATTTGACTGGTGCGACGGCATCTATATTGCGCTTGTCAATATCTGGAACCGTGACAGCGAACAAATTCACCGTTCCGGCTATCAACCTATCACTGCCAGCAAATCTAGTTGGTGATAACCTGGTCTTCGATGATGCATCCAGTGCGAATACTGTTGGAGGCAAACTTAGAATCACTGTTAATGGCGCGACTTATTGGATTATGTGTGCCGATAGTCACGACTAAAACAAGGAGCTAAACTGATGGATTTCACACTTAAAGAGCGTTACTTATTGCTCAATGCTTTGCCCGAGCAGGGTGACTTCAGGACAATTAAAACCATTGCGGCATTGCGTGACGAATTGTTCGTTTCAGAACAAGAGGTAATTGACTTCAAGATTGTCGCTGATGGCGACCGAATAATATGGGACACAACCTGCGAGAAACCAAAGGTAATAGACATTGGGCCTATTGCCACTACGATTATTGTGGATACTCTCAAGGCAATGGATGCTGAGAAAAAGTTGACAATTGACTATGTACCTCTCTATGAGAAGTTCGTCGAAGGATAGTGCTCAATGAGAAAACGTAGAATACCACCCATTGGGACTAAACTACGTGATTGTGACCTCTGCGGTTGGACATACGAACTCCAAGAGTTGCGAAAGCAAGGTAAAGGACTCGTATGTCCAATTTGTTATAACCAACCACACACGCAGAAAGAACGACGTTCGAGGAATAGGATATGAATGTAGGTGCTTGTAGACAATTGGCAATGGATTGGAGTGATCATCAGCAGAATCCTACTTCCGGCAAGTACTCAACTGCATGGTGGTTGCGACAACAGAACTACGTCAAAGATGTGATATGCCAAGAGACCGGAATTAACCTTACATGGCAGTCAATGAATCTGTCGCAGTACACACAGTTCGCGGCGTTACCTTCGACACTATGCTGGGGCATTGTGCGTGTTTCATTAGGAACTACCCAACTCAATGCTTATGATCAAGGTTCGATGGAAGAAGATAATCCGGGTTGGCTTTGGAAATCGAGTTTTGCAAATCAACCAACGGGAGATGGTGTGGAGATAGTTTCTTCAAGCATTGCTGATACCACACAAACTATAACTATCTACGCAACAAACAATACAACGGGTATTGTCACAAGTGAGGACGTTGCACTCAATGGAGTTACACAAGTAACCATGACCGGTTCTACGTGGGGTCAAGTGCTTTATGCTGAACTCGACGAGGAATGTGCTGGCACAATAACTATCAGAGAGGCTTCCGGCAATGCTACCATAACGACTATTGCGGCTGGTTCACTCACTGCTGGCGACTTGCCGACATTCTCTGAACCTGCGGATTATGTGATTGTCCACCCAAACTTATATGTAAATCCCGTGCCTGATGCTGCTTCTACATTGAGTTTACTCGGTGGCACATGGCAGGCTGATTTCACAACCGATAACGACACATTCACAGCGCTTCCGAGTCAATTCCATCATGTTTGGGCACACGGAACGGCTGCAATGGCTGAAGCGGTTGATCTTTATGGAGCAGAGCAAGAAAAACGTAGTTCAATTCACAGCGAAGCATTTTGGCGTGGCATTCAGCGCATTAACGAATATCTAGACGGAATCAACAAAGACCGCATTGAAGCTATGCGGATTAACGTTAATAGGTAGGTGGCATATGCAATATCTAGGTTCAATAGCGGTCGATTTGTATGGAGCATCATCTGGTGTAGTCGATCTTGGTGAGGGTGGTTGGAATCCTCATATGATTGTTCCTCAAGCTGATCTACGGACAAATACGACTTATAATGTTGGCATAAGTATTCTAAAAGCAAGTTCAAATGATATAGGGACAAATTTTGCTTCGGCATGTACCGGCTTAGCATTTGCAAACCAACCTGCAAATGATGGTGTCGAAATATTGTCTGATAGTGCTGAAGATGTACAACCATGTACGATCTACGGAACGACTTACGGGACAAATAAGGTTGTCGCTGAAGTCAAAACGCTCACAGGAGTGAGTGCTGTATCTACAACAAAAACCGATTGGGGATATATTCTCGGAGTGGAACTTAGTTCTGCGGCTGTTGGTACTGTGACTATACGGGAAGCAAGTGGAAATGCAACGATTACTACAATTGCTGCTGCTGCAAGTTCTTCAGGTATCACGTCGGCAACAAACACTAGAGCATTCGGTTTGCCTATTAGAGTGTTCGGTAGTGGTGCGACCACAAAGGTTGTTGGTGCTGTCGGTACAGATGCGGCAGGTCGCCCGGTTTATGATGCAATCACATTGTCAGGCACTACGGCAGTTAATGGTATTGTCCCATTTATAGTAGTATCCAAACTCCTCTACGGTGATCTTGAGAGTTCGCGAACTGCAACGTTTGAAGTTGGCAATTTGACCTATGGCACTGCTGCAAGTCAGTTATCTACTCTTGGTTCAGATAATGACGGTGATCAGTTGAAATTAGGTGCCGGTCAACGTTACTTACATTGGTCTTTAGTTAATGGCACTACTGCTGCAACCGGTGGTGTTAATGATCGTTTACTTGTGAAGTTATACGGATGAGAGGTCTACATGCAAAACAATAGAGCACCATTTAACCCAGAAGACCTGTCGAGACTACCTGCTTTGATCAGTGGATTTCGTCCATTTGGTAGTTCGGCAAGTCAGTATATCGATAATGCAACTGGTGCCAGTACCGAGATTTGTTATCTCGGAGCTGGTATTGCCGGATGTATTACAAATATGTTGGTGATCCCATATGCCATAGCATGGAGTGACCTAGATGATGTTCATTTGCGCATATATACCGATCTCGGTGACGTGGCAGATAAAAGCGATCCGACTGCAGGTAAAACTCCAGGATCATATCAATTATGCGAGATTCCCTTAGATGTGTTATTAGGTGCAGCATATGACCCAACAGGGCCAAGTGCAACAACACCACGAAGTAACGACATATACGCATTGGAACAATCTTCCACTTACATATGTATAGTTTTCAAAGAGCGAATATTATTTGAGAATGGCGTGCTAGTGCAATTGTGGAATTCAACTGCACGTGTTGGGTTAATGTTCTCTCAAGCATTCTATTGCACAGGAAGTACGCCTGTTGAATATCAAGGTTGGAGACTCAAATCTGACCGAAATACAACTGCATTCAATAAATATGCGACACTTGCGCCGAACGAGACGACAACATTCATAAATGTAGCATCTGATCGAGGTGTGATGCGTGCAGTATTTATGTCATTAAAATCAACAGAGGTATCTGCAGTTGTCGGTGCTGATGCATGTCTGGAAAACAACTTTAAATGGTGGCTTAATGGTGCTTCGCAGAGTGGAAATGCTACCGTCGAAACTTCTGGAACAGAAGATTTGTTTGGTGCAGGGATGTTTTATTTTGCCTGCGGAGCACAGGGTTTCAATGATTGGGGTGTCACCTACAAAAATAAGGTTTCTGACAATGAGTTCTATGTTGAAGCCTATCGTATTTTCCCTGTCGGAGATATCATCTGGAGTAACGGTGCAGTTGGCAAGTGGAAGAATGTTCCTTCGGATGATGACGCGCCGACAGTGCAGATGAGTTTATTGACTCTTTACTATGCGCCGAAATAATGGATTATTTATCGCAGAAAGATAATTAACACACATGGCATACCAACGCAAATCAATTCCAGACCAAGCGATAGCAGTAAATCCGGCCGGTTCATACTATGGTTATGAGCAACGCGATTTACGCACTAAATTGGCTGAGTGCATGTCGGTTAAAGACTTTAACGCAGTTGGCGACGGCATTGTCGATGATACTGCCGCAATCCAGAACGCTGTCGGCCAGATGACCGGAAAGACTTTATATTTTCCGGCAGGCACGTATCCGATTAGTTTTAGTTTTACTATGAGTGCCGCTAGAATTGCGATGGACTACGGTGCTATATTTGTGGTTGGCAGTGGTGTAACTCTGACAATTAACTGCCCGTTAGATGCTGGATTGTATCAGATTTTCAAAGGCAACGGCAGTGTCAAATTCGGGTCCGGCAATGTACCACAACCATGTCCACAGTGGTGGGGTGCAATCGGTGATGGTGTCACTGACGATACTGTAGCGATCCAGGCGGCTATTGATGCTCTGCCGTCAGGTATATCAACTCAAGGTTACCACGGCGGTGGAGTATTGTTCTTCCCGAGAGGTACATACCTCATTACCGCTCAATTGCATTTCAAGTCCGGTATTCACTTTAAGGGCGAGGGATTCAATGTAAGTTCCGGCAATACGGCCACAACTATTCTATCGAAAACTCTAACCGGTCATCCGCCATGGATGTTCGCCCGAGACAGCCGGGCAGGAGCCGTTCCCACCACTTACTCATGCACAGGTGTGCAGTTTACAGATATCAAATTGTTGGGCGATGTTGGATACGGTACTGATATTAGTGGAATCGACTTAACCGGATGTAGTAACTATATACTTAAAAACGTTTACTTTTCCACCTACAATTCATTGAGTGGATCGCCGGTATGGACAGGCAATGCGGGTTTCAAAATCTGTAACACATTGACTGTAGGCGGATTATACGGCAGATTCGAGAATGTTAGTGTCAATGGTGCTCACGTCGGCTTCAATATGGATAGCACGGGCGGTGGTGGGGGCACAAATGCCAACTGGTTTATCGGGTGTAAGGCCGTAAGATGTGATGTTGGTTTCCACTTAGAGGGTTGGCTCAATTGGTTAATTTCCCCTGATTTAGAAGTCAGCACCGTAGGTATTGAAATAGCCAGTGGGTTTGGGCAGCAGATGATATTTGCACCCAACTTCGATGAGTGCGTAACAGCACTGGATGATTCCGGCACAGGTAGTTATTTGCTGGCCCCGCACTTCGCCGGATCGTCTCTTGTAACCAGGGTAAGTGGCGGAGAGAGGCTTCACCTGGTGGATACCACTAATGGCGCCAGTTTCCCAACCAATGCAGCATTCGGCGCTGTTGACCTGACGTATAGCACTTCGATAGACACCAATGCGATGGCGGCTAAATACCATCGCATACAGGTTACTGATGGGGTTGCTTTCACAATCAAGAATCCCACATTCGGCAATGCGGCCCCTGAAATTGATATTCGCCCGGAGATAACGTATCTCATCCGAAACAACTCAGGCGGTGCGATGGGCGTCATAACTTGGGATACAGACTTTCATTTAGCAGGTGCATTCGTGAATCCGGCTAATGGATACTATAGGACAATCACATTTACAAACTTCGGCAGCAAATGGTTTGAAGTATCAAGGTCTACTGCCGATATACCAGCTTAGGTGGTTACATTGGGAACTATTGTACTCGATAACTTTCAAGGTGGCTTGTTAAACTCGACTGCACTTCAGTGTGCCCAAAATGAGGCGACCGAACTTGTCGGACTCGATCATCGCGGCCAAGGTCTGCGTGTAATGGCCGGACCGGATGCGTTGCCGCTAAGCAATAAGTGGTTGCATTCTGATGGTTGCACAACAGGTACTACGACATCGTTACCATTTAAGAATATTGAACCATACACCGATGCATCGGGCCGGAGTTATTTAATCGGGAAACGTGGACACACGGTTTGGGTTGGCACGCCAGATAGCGCCGACATGACCACAAATAGTGCTAGTACAGGCAATCTGCCGTGGGATGAGGCGGCAGATGTGATAGCGCCTTTGAACGAATCCGGCACACTACTTTCGAACATAGGTATTTCACCAGTTAACTTGACCAGTTTCGGTGCAGAACCCTACAAGTGGTGGAGTCGCTATGTCAGAAGTTTCAACAAAACAGATTTCATTCTAACGAGTTATACGCCGTTTCAATCCGAGACGTGGCAGGTTTCCGTGATGGTTCGTTGGGACGGAGATACAACCATCGAAGGATGTATATTCAATACTCGCGATGCTTCTGGTAGTAACGTTGGTGGCATATACATGAGCCGCACATCGGCAGGTAAATTATATCTGAAAGTAGCTGACAACTCGGGCAATTCGTACACACTAACCAGCACTGCAACTCTAAGTGCTAACGCATGGCATCACGTAATGGTTACCCAGGAAACTGATTCTGTACCTGTATTTTATATAGACGGTATTATGGCGGGTGGAACGGGGGCTGGGAATCCGTCTGGTTTCACTACCACAACGGCAAACACTCTGAAAATTGGTGGTGTCGCCACTGGAACAACTACTTGTAGTGGCGGTTGGCAAGGCCAGATCGCTGACTTCATGTTTGAGGATGATGCCAATTGGACGCAGGGATATGCGAGCACAATGTATAGCACATTGATCCAAGCGTATTCCGAATCTCCGCAAGACATTAACTACAATTGGTATCCACTGCTTGGTGATGTTTATTATGACGCCGCTACCAGATATTTGAGTAAGCGCGTTAGACCGTCTGAGCCAGAAACCGTTGTGCAAATAGGAAATTACGTTTACTTTTCGCCAGATGAACCAATGGAAAGCGATTACACTATGCGTTGGGATGGAACACTTATACATTGTGGATGGTGTTACACTGATGGCACTCTCAAATGCAATTATGCGTTAAGTAACGCTGGCGTAAGGTCTGGAGATATTATTTACTTTGCCAATTGGGATGTGACAGCAGGCGCATGGCGCTGGAAAGAGTTGGATGGTCGCGTCATTAGCACTGTGTCTAACTCGAATCCTGCAGTTATCACATTGACTTACACATATACAACTACAGGTTTAGGATCACCAGGTTACGCAAATATTATTCCTTATTGCATAGTTCGTGTGCATCGGCTTGGCATACCTACTTCAGTGCCTACCACTGGCGCAGTGCACACAACATCATTGTATGGAGGTTTAGGATACAATGTCGGAGACGTCCTTACTCTTGTTGGCGGAGGCAGTAACTGCACTGTCACGGTAGCGTTTCTAGCAACCGGTGGACAACCCGTGATGGCTGGATCGACTCCGACTGCTGCAGGAACAGGATACTTAGCCAACACACTATATACTACAACAGTCGCGCCTGCTGGTGGCACTGGCGCAAAAGCGTACGTTTATGCAATTGATGACGTCTGCACAACTTCTCTGAATACAGCCGCGTCCTCATTCACTAACAGTACAGTTCGCCATAAGTGGAGATACAAGAACAATCATACAGGTTACAGTGGCAGTGCATCATCTGCTTCGAGTCCATTGAGTGTGACTTCAGCTAAAACTGTGAGTGTATCCGGTTGGGGCACTACCCCACCTGCAGATGCTCTGGATGTCAATGAAGTTGAGATATTCAGATCGGTCAACAGTGGGCCGTACTATTACGCCGGTAGCGTTTATGGCGATATAAATACGAACTTTCCAAGCTCTTTTACTGATACCAACGCAGCGACCGGCAACGTCCTCGATGACTACGCGGATTATCACACCAGACCAGGCGCATTGCGAAACCTTACGGCGTACAACAACCGTTTAATAGCCGGAGGCAGCCCGATTGAACCTCACTGGATGTACCAATCTACAATGGACTCCTACGAGTATTGGCCTACTATCCAATGGGATGCGAGCGACCCGCAAGCAGTGCTTCAACTTCTCGGATTCAGGTATATGGTTGGCGATAGTGCGGGCGAACCAGTAACGGCGCTTGTGCCTGCCGTTGGAGCAGATAGAACGAATGCGCAGACAGCGGCCAATCTGCTTATTATGATGCCGAATCGAAGCGTGTGGTGGACGGGCTACGTCTGGGCCGACTTCGCGGCGTCTCATGCGTTTAGCAAAGGTACGATCAATAGGCGAACTGTAATGCATACGCAAAACTCACTTGTGTTTATTGGAGGCGACCGTGAACACATTTACGAGTTGCCACTTGGCGGTATACCAGTGCCCATAGAAAAACGATTATGGCCTGCCGGATTAGGTAATGTTGTTTCCACCAGAGATATTCTTAAAGATTGGCGTCTGGCTGAATGGAATGGCTGGTATCTGTTCCTTGGTAGACTCTCGGGAACGACAAATACCACGATATGGATGTATGACCCGAATACCGGCACTTGGACAAGCGAACTCGGCGTATACAACGACCTACTCATACCCAACGACCAGACGCTTCATGGTGTGTTTGCGGCGAATGCCACAGTGGGCACTTATAGCGGCTTGTCAATGGCTGATGTGTCGGGTTTGTTCGAGGACACTATTACAGCACGAAGTATAACTTATGCAACTGGTAGTGCAGTTATTGCTGACAAGCCACGTGATATATTCAATGGCGTAAGAATCGACAGAGTAACCGGATGTATTACAGCAAATAATATTGCTACTCAAAAATTCCAACTTGATCTTTATCGCAATGGTGACAGGACAACATCAAGATGGAATGGTGAGGAAAGTGTAATTTTAGCTGGTGGAACTGCAAGTTATCGCGGATTTGCTAGATGGTTTCCATCTCAGTCTTTACCACAACCATTGATAAGCATGAAATTAAGTTCTACCAATGCCAAACCGAATACAGAAGTAAATGTAATCTCGGTGGACTTCACGGTCGAAGGTGACGCTACAGGTTTATGAACATAGACATGTTTGACAGGATAGTTTGGATGGTCTGGGAGATTGACGTAGGGCCGCCGATACAATCCGAAATAAATGCGATATTTCTGAACTATATAGCCGCTGATATCCAACTGGATACGGCGGCTTCTTTATTAGTGGCGAGAATGGATAACCGCATTGTCGCCCAGGTGATGTATAAGACAAATGGCAACTCAATGAGTGTGGCGGGACTGTGGGTTTCTCCGAGTTACAGAAATACCAGAGCCGCGCTTGCATTGGTTTGTGGACTTTTGCATATGGCGGGAGATTTGAATATGCACCATATTTACTTTTGCGTCGATGAACAGCACACCGCGTTTTACAAGAGACTTGGAGCTTGTAGAATACGCGGAGGATACGAGGTTACTCTATGAATAGAAAATGGTTTACAGCACCTGGTACTGGCGCTCAGACTGCTGCGTTAGACGCACAACAAGCGCAAACGAATCAGCAAACCGATTGGAATAAACAATTGTGGGATCGTAAATCGGGACTCTATAACGATTGGCTAAGTAGTTACAATGCGTTGAAGCCCACTAACACAGCTATGCAAGGATGGATGAGTGGTTTAGCTGGTACAGGCAGTACATCTACTATACCTGATTGGATGCAAACTACATCTGCACCTGCTCTCGACTTCAACAACCTGTTGGGTGTGACAAGTGGTAGTGGAGGAAGTTTGAGTAGTCTACTTAATGTTCCGAACTGGCAGGATGTGCAGAATCAGGTTCAAAACGCTTATGGAGTTCTTGGCAATCAAGATTTGGGGCAATTGGCTACACAGAGACAAGACTCATTGACTGCTGATGCAGCACGGCGTGGATTGCTTGGCCGTGGTAGTATCGATATGACAAACAACAACGCTCTTGCCAATTGGCGAGACGTACAGGGTGCAAATCTGAACGCTCAAGGTTTACTTGCCGGAATGAACGCAGGCAATGTAGCAAGACAAGAAGCAAATGCCAACACAATGACATTGGCCGATTTCTTGAATAATTACAATCAGCAACAGTTCGGAAATACCTTGACATCAAAGGCAACAGATGCGGCTAACTTCTGGAACTTATTCAACTCCCAACTCGGACAAAGTAATGATCTTTACAACAAGGCTGATCCACAATCACTACTTGGCAATAGTGCAAATATAGGTAATCAATATGCTAATCAGGCACAACAGTATGGTAAGATAGCGGCGAATAATGCAGCAGGTATTACAAACTTACTCGGCAGTCTTGCTTCATTGTATGGAGGAGGATTATTGGGCGGAGGATCATTGGGTGGTAGTGGAGTTACACCAAAACTAACTAGTGGTGGTAGTGGAGTTACACCAAAACTAACTAGTGGTGGATTTGGATCAATAGGTGCAGGTATGCCGACATTAGCCAGTCAGTATCAATTCTAGGAGGATAATTAAATGGCTTATTACAATATGGCTCCCGATATACTGTCCTCCATAATTCAGGGTTTGGTGACAGGTCGGCAATATCAGCAAGAACAAGAGGATAGGGTCGGAGAGAAAAAACGACAACAGGAACAGGATGCCCTTAATAAACAGAATATAGAGTCGATAATTGCGGCACGGAATGCGCCACCTAAACCACCCAACCCATTTAGCCAAGCTATCAGCGCTGCTAATGCGGGCAACTATCCTCTTGCAAACCAAATAATGGCAAACAGTGGTATTGGTGGATTTTCTCCTACTGTAACCCCTGGTACTGGCCATCCATTACTGTCTGCATTTGGGCCTAATCCGATGCAAGCTCCGAGCGTATCACCCGGACCATTAGCGTTTAGAGAAAGGTCTTCTAAGCCAACAGACAATATCGATGTCGTACTGCGCGCCTACAGCATTGGCGGACCGGAAGCAGCACAACAGGTCGCAACAGCACTGAATACTTCGTTTGGCAGCAATCTGCCCAAACCACTTCTACAGGGGCGTTTTGACGAGTCACAAAATCTTCGCGAGAATAAATTTTCCTATGAGAAGGCGCAAAACTTGAAGAAGGAACGACGACAAGCATGGTATGATGCTTTCAAGTTCCGAGATAAAGAAGCATATTACCGTTTCAAAATATTGGATTTGCAACTCCAGTCAGCAAAAGAGGGACTTAATCTGATAGGTGTTTCAACACCCGATCTACCAGACCCAATTCAGTATCAAGGTGACCCCAATGCTGTTATTAGTCTTGATACACAAGATGATATACGATTCGGAAAGCAACTCTCAAGACAGGTAAAACCCCAAAACCCGAGTACTATTCCTAGTGTGAATATATTACCTGATGTTGGATTCAATCCTCCTTCTGGCGTTCCTCCAAAGTATGGAAACAAGTCTATCTTGAACAGTGACAACCAAAATCCTTTTACCAATGTCGCAGAAGTTGCTCGAGCAACAAAATTGCTCAATGACGAAGGTAAACGGCTCACCAACGAAGGTAAACAGATAACTAACGCGAAGAAACAAGCACCTAAAACTGTTGTACCAAAACGTAGTCCGGCTGCCGAATCTGTCAAGCTAGTCAACACACAGGATAACCCGGAAGTTACTCATGCTCAGGCATTAGGTTTCAGTACAAATGCAATCTATTGGGCACCTGCCGAAGTCAGAGCGAATATGCGCGACTTTATTAAAAAAGGTTGGATTGAAAGTTGGATTGACAATGAGCCAAATATAAAAAAAATTAAGGTTGGCGGTGGAATATTCGGTATTGGCGGCAAAGAGAAAGACATTAGGCGAGAGAACATAAACCGGCGTGTTGCACTCATTAACAAGAAATACGCAAATAAGAAACGTGCCACAGACACTGTACCAACCAAAACCACCAATAATCCGAGTCGGCAAGAGATCATAAAAGCTGCTAAGGCTCGTGGTTTTACTACGTCACAGATTAGAGACGCACTCAAAGAAGCTGGGTATTAGATCATGCCTACCGTTGACGAAATACTAGACATAGTAGAAAAGCGAAGCAAGAAATCGCGCTCGGTTGACGAAATACTCGACAAGGTGGCGGCAAAGTCTAAGCTCGTTTCTGCGCCTAAGTTCACTACCCAAGGTGCGGGTCTTATTGACCAGTTCACGGGCAACTACGCTCAACCGTTAAAACTAGCCGGAGAAGGTACTGGGAATAAGGTATTGAGGATGGGCGGAATAAAGACACCACCCATCAAAAAAATGGTTGGTGATAATGGACTGAATATCGGACGTGATATAAACCGTGGACGCAAGACCTTATTGAACATTATCGCGCAGTTGCCACCAGCGGCAGGCGAAGGCGCTGTTGAAATGCTTCAGCAAGCTAATCTTCCACCGTGGTTGATTGGTGAAAGTCTAGCGAAGACCATTCGTGATGAATCCGGCAATTTGACACCATTAGCTGAAAAGTCAGTTCGTGGGATTGGTGAGACAGCGGTAGGATTCGCAACATTCCTACCTCAAGCCGCACTGAACCCCGTCGAGACTCTAAAAGAATTGCCTGTATCAGTGGCGCAAAGCGGCGAGAGAATATTACACCCGATTCAAACTGTTAAACAGGGTGATGTTGGTCCGTTGCTTGGTGATATCGCTTTGATTGCCGGTGGTGTCCACGGTGTCAAAGGTATGCTCAAAGGCACACCAATCGCACAACAGATACCCGCTGAAGTTCGCAACGTGTATGATCGAATGCTTCGAGTTGAAGAAGCTAAGGCACGCGTGGCAAAGAAACCCACCTCAGTGCCGCAAGAAACGGCCTCTGCGCCTAAAGCTGCGGTATCGGACGTGGCGGGGCAGGAAATGCAACTAACCGAACTCAACGCTGGTTTCAATCCATTTCAAGCCATGCGAATGGCTGATGATATGAGCATACGTCCATCTGCGCGCCAAGCTGAGGGCAGTCTTACGATAGCAAAAGAACAGAGGCCGAGTCGTGATTATGATTTACGCGACAGGTTCTTACAGCCCATAGGAATATACGACCCTACCGGTAGTCCTATCCAGAAGGGCGTTTATGATAGAATCGGAGAAATAACCAAGGCTGACGGCACGATTGAGAACTCCGGCAGTCAAGCCGGACAAAGAATACGCCAAACCGAACGTGCAATTACCGATGGTATACTTCAAGCAGACAAAACCATCGCACATATAGATGAACTGTTGAAGCAGACACAAAAACGCAGATTCAACCCACTGGCCGCAAAGGCGCTTCAGAGAGCATCTTACTCGAAGTTTATTGACCTAATAGAAAAACCTCTCGATGACCCTCAGCGAATGCAAATCAAAGAATCCGGCAAACCTATGGGCGAGGCATTAAAGTTACATGACGCGATGACCGATGGATTCAGGGAATACATTATAAAGTCTCGCAAGGAGATGGGTATTGATACACCTGACAACTGGGGAATTACAGACCGTGGTTATTATCGCCACTTATTCCTTGGCAATATCCGAGTGCTCAAAAATGGTGAGTTCGTAGGCACTGCACGCACATACGCCGAAGCTCAAAAAATGGCAGTGGATATATTGTCAAAAGAGCCTAAAGCAAAGATCGAAGCAAGCGCACGCAACGTGTTTTTCGGCGATCCGACAGTAAGGGTATCCAACAAGAAGTATTTTAGCGTGATAAATAAACTGCTTGGCAATGTCAATGACATGACGGGAGACGTTATGCTGTCCCCTACTGACATCATGTCTGACATTCGTGGTGTTGTTGGTCGCAAAGGCGGCAAACAAAAATACTTCGGTGCGTTACTAAAACGTGCTGGCGCAAAAGGTTACAGCCAGGAATACGCTGATGTCATGCGAATGCACACATCACAAATGTATCGCTCGCAAGAGATGAGCAAGATGAACCGCGATATTCAGCCGATCATTGAGCGCATAGCCCCGCAAAAACCTGGGTTGGCTAAAGCGATTGAAGAACATGTCAATGACTTGTGGGGTACTCCTGCACAATGGGAAAAGAACTTCGGCGAAACCATACGCAATACGCCAGTGCTTCGCAACTATGTCGCCAATCCTGACTTTGCATTCAGGCATTTGGCGAGGCAGCTTACCGGACTTCAACACCTTACAAAACTGCGTGTGTCTCCGCGATCCGCACTAGTCAACCTGATTCAGCCATTCTCTACACTATGGCCATATATCAGCACGAAAGACTTTGGCAGTTTGTACACCGATTTCAGTAAGGCAACTACGCGCAAAATGCTTGTGGAAAAAGGTGTATTGGAAGGCTCGACAAAGATTGAATCTGGCAGCATAAGAAGCACGCACAAACGGACGTCTTTGCTTAATCCGCTGAACTGGTTTACTAAGGCATCAGAGGTTAATCGTGGTGTCGGTTATTTGTTCGGATACAAGCAAGGACTTAAGCGAAAAATGACTGAAGTTCAAGCGCATGAACTAGGTATGGCTTGGGCTGAAAAAGTGGAGTTCGATAACTCTGCTTGGAATGTCCAACCAATCCTTCGTAGTCCACAAGGTAGGGTGCTTGGTCAGTTCAAGAGTTTTGCCGGAAAGAACCTGGAGAATGTGCGCGAGGTGTTCACGCCAGATCAACCTATATCAAAAGCACAACGGGTAAGCCGAGCCGCCAAGTGGACGGGAACACAATTGACGGTTGGTGGAATCAAATCTCTTGGCATTGCAACAAAGTTAGCCGGAGGGTATTTGTTGGTCAACCAACTGAGCAAGCAACTACAATCCTACGGAATGAAAAGAGATGAAGCAGACAAATGGGCGAACGCAGTCTACTACGGCGCTCCTTCGCTTATCGGTCAAGACCTCAGCGCCAGTGTATCAATACTTGAACAACCGTATGGTAGAACATCCCTTGAAAAGGCTGGCAATTTTGTGTTTGGCCCAACTGTTGGAACTGCGATCAATGTTGCCGATGCCCTTGCCAAGAAAGACTACGAGAAGACAACTAAAGCGCTTACTCCTGCATACAAGGGTTACGATGTTGCAAAACAAGCACTTGATAAAGGAATTGGCGGCACCAAGGTTAAGGTAGGCAACAACCAGTATGTGGGGCTTACTCCGTTCGAGGCCGTTATGCGTGCATTGAACTTCACACCAACAAAGGTATCGGAAGTCTACGACAAAAAAGACGCCGGCATCAAGAAGTCCCGTTCCGGCTTCGGCAGATTCTAAAACCAAATACTGACAACAACTGAATATCTTAACTCTGCCCTCGGATGTTGCCGGGGGTTATTTTATGAATGGGGGCTACAATGGGCAATAAAGAACTGACTGACCATGATCTGTTAATAGAAACCCATGAGGGTGTTAAGTACTTGAAAGATCAATTCGGTAAGATTGAGGAGGGCAAATTGGGGACATGTGTCAAACATAACGAGCGCATTAGTAATATTGTTCGTAGTCTAAACTCTCTCTGGGGTGTTGTGACAGTAATTGCATTAACCATATTGGGTGCTGTAATACACCATTTTTTGATTTAGGAGGATATTATGAAAACTAATAATGCTACACCGTTGAAGACATTTGGCAAGTTTGTATTTTGGACTGGTGTCGGAGCTATTGTCACTGCGGTTGGATCAGATCTCACAGCCGTATTGACCAATTTCCATGTACCTTTAACTTGGCATCCTGTTATTGCTACTGCTATTGGTGGCGCATTGAAATCGTGGGCGACCTACGCGAGCAACAACGCTAAACTGTGAGGTGATATATGTCTATACTATCTCAACTCTGGCACAATATTAAAGGAGGGCGCACTGATGTGCAAACCGTTTTTGGACTATTTGTCGGCGGATTATCTGTTAAACAGCGCGCTCAACTCTGTAAAGACTTGTCGGCAGTAAGCCAAGCTATTGAAATTGCTTCACTCGTTGAACCGAACTCGACTCAAGTAAAACAAGCTCAAATATGGATCGAAGGGGCGTTTGAGGTACTACAATAATGAACACCAAAACAAAGAATTGGCTCGGTGAGTCTGGCGATGAATCGAACCTGGTAGCGCTGGATATATCTGATCTACCGTATCAGATACTTTATTGCAGCAAACCAGTGTCAACTATTCGCTGTCACCGAAAAATTGCCGATGATCTCAAACACCGCCTCTTAAATATTTGGGCGGCGGCCCGGGCTGAAGTGAAGAAAATTCACGGATATGACGAGTCCACAGCCTATTACGACAATCGCACACGAATATATCTGCACTCACTACATCTGGATATCTACGCCGGTTGTTATAATAATCGGTCTCAGCGCGGATCGACTGCGACAAGTTCTCACGCCTGGGGTGCGGCGCTCGACTGGAACCCTGCTGACAATGCACTTGGAACGAAAGGCAATATGCCTAAGTGGTGGATAAATGTCTGGACTCAGCGCATAGGTGACATACGCTGGGTTTGGGGCGGTGGTTGGCTAAAACTCAGATGCGATCCGATGCATGTGGAAGTGGAATATCTAGGATAGTATGTTGTGCCTGTAGAAGGGACAAGTATATTGTTACCTTTACTTTCCCCTTCCCGCACAACCACAATAACAGTCGCACTCGTCCCCGACTCCCGGCAATCGGTCGTCATATATTTGTCTGCATACAATACCACTTGTCGACAGGGATCGCATTCGCCTGTCGAGCAACCGCCGGGCTATCCCGTTAACCAACTCTGTCCATCGTTTTTGGAAAGTGCGATCTCCCCGCCACTCCAAAATCTGTCTAACCTCGGCCTCAGAATATCCAATCACGCAATACAATTCAAACAAATCCTGCAACACTGGCCGCAACGAATCTATAGCCTGCGTCACATCACAGAGCACTTCTGCCCATCGCAACGATCGACTAGCTTCCTGACCTAACTGGTGCCACCGCAGGAGCCAGTGGCGAATATTCACACGAGTGTATTTTGCATCGTCTTTATCAAATGGGACTTCACCGCCCCAAACAGTAGACGAACCGTATAACCGCGCTACATCGTAGTCAACCTGATTCATCACGCCTTTGTTTGCCATTCGCCTATCCCCCCCAAGATGTGCTATAATACGTCTGCTTGTGTACAACATCTTGAGGCGCTCGGGCGAAAGTGGTCCGGGCGTTTTGTTATGTATGGCCTAAATCGTGTATGTCGATAATTGACCTCATCAGGTATCACCTGCTGCTTGCACAGGTGAGTTCACCTCGTACCATTTACGATTATATTCTACACAAACATCCAGACAATTTGTCCTACAAATGGAGTCTTCATATGTGTTGTGTCTCAAAAACCACTCATAGCGTTCCTGGCGAACCTTACCCGAATCGTTGCGGCCAATAGGTTTGTCAGGAGCCTCTCGCAGGTGGATTATGCATGGATAATGATAGTCTCCAGTTGCTGCGATATCATCAATTACCAATGGGCAATGCTGTGGGTCATCACGAGTCAGTCCCCGCATAGGCTTCCCATCGTTAGCATTCTGTATACGATACTTCAGTATGGGATATTGATCTTCTGTGCCCGGAGAAATCATCTTTGCCAAAGGCATATTGCTTTGCGCTGCTGATATTACCCGAATATCTGAGACCCCCAACTTGTGGGCAAATTGAATGATGTTATCAAGTTGCTCAACATTACGTTTAGTAATCACCACACCCACGGTGACGTAAGTTGCCTTGGATAATGCCGCAATTTTCTTGGGTATTAGATTCCATGTCCGCGTTGTTGTAGCACCCATCTTTACACCATCACAAGCACAACAAGCATCAAGAGATATAGAAAAGTCGTTAACACCATACTCAATAAGTTGCTCATAGGTGCGTAGTGACGCAGACCCATTAGTTGAGACAGCTATTCGCTTTACGTTGCCATCCTTAGCCATCTTCACCAAGTTTAATAGATTATTATATAATGTGGGTTCCCCACCTGAAAAACGGACATTCACTAGACCATCATCTATCCAACCTTGCAACACGGTTTGTGCTTGTTCAAACGAAATATCTCGTCCACCAACCGTGCGACAATAAGGACAACAAAAATTGCACCGGCTCCCAAGCAACAACTCGCATCTTTGCAAACGACTCCATGGCGAGGCTGTGCGTGCTCTTTCATCCGATAACGTATAAAATCCAATATTTTCCAGCGTTGTGCCACAGGTTTTATTGTTCATCATCTTGGTTGGGTCGTGGTTATTCGAAGTGTTCATTTTGCACCTCCGGTTTCATTGATGTAGAACGCAACCAGTATCGTTGCTGATCAGCTTTCTTAAGATGCCGCAATAGGTCTTCTTTGAGTACGAACGGCTTTCCGATATTAAACAGTAGGCAAAGTACTTCTTCGCCGAACTGTCGCCAATCGATACTCTCGACGCGCTGCTTCCACTCCCGTGAAGGCCAATCCCAGTTATGCTGATGGTTTGATTTGCCGACCTTGATAACGTCAACATAAGTAGACGCACACTTAATGAGTCCGATTGTTTGTTTCGGGTCAATCACCGGCTCGAACGACGCCCATGTGGACAATGACATGTTATTTGCGCGCTGCAGATTGAACAGTCGGTGGCTATAGCTGATCGCGCCCGGTTCCCATTGTTCGTGATCCTGTGAAAGATGCAACGTCAATGTCACTCCCACCTCATCACCGCGACCGAGCAGGTCTAAGTCTTCACGCGGTATATAACCCTTGGTCAGAATCCTCACGTTGTTCCCGTTGGCTTTTATCAACTGAATTGCTTCGTGAGTGATATTCTGTGTGAATTTCCACCCGCAAGAATGGGTTGGATACGGGTCGCACGTAAAACAGAGGAAGATCGGTTCATGGAGCTTACCGAGCCTAGTGAGGTCCTGCTCTAACCGCTCTAAAGCGAAGGGAATGGGTGTAACACTGGCGAGGAATCTTTTCCTCGCCACAGGGATATCATCGGATTTAATGAACCTCGTGCATGGAACATAGCAATATCGGCAACCGTGCGGGCAACCCTTATATAGATTTAGAGCATAACCGTGGTCGGCATATTCACCAGCCCGACCCGATGGTATATATAGGATGGGGTTAGTTCGTTTCATTATTTCTTATCCTCGTTTTTGAGCAGGCTAACGCCGTATTCTACAATGCTTTTTTTTATTGCGGTATCGGCGGCATAGGCGGCGGCAGCACGGGCGGCAT